CAATTTTAACCCCTACCGTAGGGGGTTGTGTAGGGGGTAAAGTAACCCCTACCGTACAAGTACAAGTAGAAGTAAAAGAGAAAGATAATATAGAGATACGCAAATCAAGATTTGCTACCACGCTACAACCTTTTTTATTAATGTACGGTAAAGATATGTTAAATGATTTTTATTCATATTGGACTGAACACGGAGAACACGATAAAAAGTTTAGAAGTGAAAAAGAAAAATCATTTAGCATTGAAAGAAGATTAGAAACTTGGAAAAGAAATGAAAAAACTTTTAATAAACAACCTTTAAAAACAGAAAGACTATGAGCATAGAAAAATCATTTGAGTGGTTATTTAAGCGAATGCAAAAACCAACTATTAAACCTTGCGCTTTCGATATTGAATGTTTAACATTTTTAGCTGAATGGGCAAATAGACAAAAAACAAAATCGATTAGAGAAAACGAATTATTTGCTAAATTATACTGCCACGTTTTTATTCAAGAAATACAATACTACAAAGATTTTGAGTTTGCACAAAAATCAATGAATGATATTTTAAGATTACCGATTGAAACGCATTATGATTTATTCACTCAAAGATTAAACGATTTTGAATTAAACAAATATTTTTTAAGTATTGGAATTAATCCCGAAAAAACATATTTTAATAATGATGAAGAATTAAAGAAAGCAGAAAAAGAAGCATTTATAAATTTTGCAAGTGGCAAATGGAATGCTGAGAAAGTTTATAAAAGTTTAAACAACCAAATAAGCGAAAGCCTTAACCGATTTAAGTAATGATAGAAATTCCAAACATAGTACTAGGAGAAGTTAAATCCGAAATAATAGACTTTGCAAAGATTGAAAGTGAAAGTTACATTGATGCGAGTTTAGATATTAAAGCACAACCAATAGCAATATCGCTTGGAGAAAAAGAATACAAAGGTATTTACTACCCAACACCGATTGGAAGTTATGGCGATTTTAGTTGCATTGTAGGCGCATCTAAATCAAAGAAAACATTTTTTAAATCAATGTTAGTTGCTGGTTATTTAGGAGGCAATTCAAACTTATATACTAGCATAAAAGGGCATAACAACTATGATAAATTAGTTTTAGAGTTTGACACAGAACAATCGCATTTTCATACGCAAAGAGTAACACGCAGGGTTATAGAAATGGTAGGAGTTAATGATGAACGTTATAAAACGTATTCTTTAAGACAATATGAACCAAAATTAAGGTTTGAATTTATAGAGTATATGCTTTTAGAAAGTGAATACAGAAACGATATAGGTTTAGTAAGCATTGATGGTTTTGTTGATTTAGTTACCGATTTTAATAGTTTAGAACAAAGCACCAATTTAACTGAAAAGTTACTTCAATGGACTAGTAAAACTAAATGTCATATTACAGGAATATTGCATAAGAATTTTGGAACATCAAAACCTGTTGGTCACGTTGGAAGTAGCGTTTTAAAGAAAGCAGAAACGGTTATTTTTATTGAAAAAGAAGATGAGATAACAAAAGTTACTTGTGAGTATAGCAGGAATATAGCGTTTAACGAATTTTATTTTGAAGTAGGAAACAATCATTTACCAACCGTAATTGATTATACACCGCAACAAAATAATAAATCTAAACCTTTTTAAAAAACTATAAATCGGCAGTAAACTGAATTAATTGCCGAAATTATATAACGTTTTGCAGCTAACCGATAGTTTTTGCTTTTCACAAAAATTTTGGTTAGGTGCTGTTAGCAGTAGTACGGTCAATTTAAAACGAATTTTTAACTTAAATAAATAACAAAATGAAAGTAACAGTAACAGAGGATTTAGGTATCCAATTAGAAGAAGTATTTAGCGGTTTAACTTTAAAAACCGAAAGCGGAGAAACTATGTCAATTTGTATGCGAGATAGTGGCTTTGAGTTTAACTATCAAGGAGAATGGTATTTTGCAAAAGAAGGTTATGTTGAACCATTCCACAAATCAGTTAGGGATAATTATTTAGTTTCTGAACTACAAAGACACGACCACAATTTAGATGTAGATGCAATGCCTGTTAGTAACGGTCAGTAGTATTACTGCTAACACAAAAATTGATGCCGTTTCAATGGCTTCAATTAACTGTTATCGGCTAGTTGACTGCAAGGAAATTGCCGAAATTAAGTAACTTATAAGTTACCAATTATTTAAACATAAACCCTAAAAAATAGGGTTTTAATTGACATCAAAAGTAATAACTAAAAACAAATAATATGAAAACAGTAGAATGGTTGGTTAAAAAATACTTTGAAGATTACAATGTATTAATTTCTGAATTGGAATTTCAACAAGCAAAAGAAATGGAAAAGCAACAACAAGATGAATTTGCTATTAAGTTTAACGATTGGGTAAATGTAAATGCTTACAAATTTCCAACAAAAATAACTACAAAAGAACTATTAGAAATTTATAAAAAAAGAAAAAGGATTATGACACCAAAAGAAAAAGCATTAGAGTTAATGGATAAATATTGGGAATTAAATGTTGATGATAAAGCACCAGTATTTACTGAAAAATGTAAACAATGTGCATTAATAGCAGTTGATGAGATTTACAATCTATGTTGGAATGGAAATTTAAAAGCAAAAGAGTATTGGTTTGAAGTAAAACAGGAAATAGAGAAACTATAATAAAAAAAGCCTCTACATTACGCAGAGGCTTTTTATTTTCTAATTTACTAACCATTGATAGGTTAAACCACTTTTAGGCATTACCATATTCAATCCCGTAGCTAATCTACTTGTAACACTTGAACTGCTATTAGTACCTAAACGTAAACCGTAAGGCGAATATAAATTCCAATTTCCGTTACCTAAAGATAAATTGTTAAATACCGTTGTGTAAGGAGTTGCTCCAGCTCTAGGAGTTTGTAACCCTCTCAAGCCTATTTGTGAGCCACGTGTTGAATTAATCGCTTGACCTGTGCAATTATCACCAAACATAATTTGAAGCGTTGTACCGTTAGATTTTAATATCATTTGAAATGTAAACCTAACAAGCGGAGCAGTTACAAAAGCTACATCCGTAAACTCAAAAACCATATCGCCATTAGCATTTTGACCGTAGCTAATTTCGGGACTTCCAACAGTTGATGCAATGATTTGATTTCCTAAACCACTAAACACGTAGTCAGATGGCATTTCGCTTGAAGATATTGGACTAAAGATTGTCGCTTTAGCTGGTGCTGAACCGAAAGCAATAAACCCATTGTTTGATAGGAATACTTTACTTTGTGGAATACCACCGTAAAGAGTGAAATTAAATGGTAATGTTATCTCACTTGAAATAGCATCGGTGTTGATCTGTGTTCCGCTTTGGAATACCGTTTTGGTTGTTAGTGGTACATAAGTACCGTTACCTACTGAAAAATTGTAATTCATTATCTTATTTTTTAATTGTTACTTTTTGATAAATACATAATCATTTTTGTACTCACTTGGGATTTTAAGTATTTGCTTAACCCTCCAAACACCATTGCAAAACTCTGAATTAGTAGGCTTTTGAGTTTCAGCAACATTCACAATACTGTTTTGGTATTGCCTAACTTCTATAAAGTTGGTTTGTTCTTTTGTGTTTACGTGTGAAATTCTCATAGCTTTTTATATCTGTAAATTAAAAATACAACTACCGCAATTATTAAATACAACCACCAAAAAGACAAAATTAAAGTGCTATAATTAAACTGCTCTTTGTAAACTATCTTTGCACTTTGAACCTTTTGTACTTCAATTTCGTTTGTAAGCGAATCTACCACGATTTTAGACACTGTTTTCTCGTTTACAACAATAGTATTGTCTTTTCTTTTTTTCTTGCTTATACGAGCATTTTTGTACTTTGTAATTTTGCCCTCGTTGTTTATAATTTCAATAGGTTGAGTGCTATCAACAGCTTCGATTACAATTTCTTCTGTTTCAATGTCAAATTTTATCGATGTGCTATCTTTAGAAATGCTATCAGTTCTTACTACTGCAACGGTTTTGGCAATGCTATCAGTTTTGGTAACTTCTTTGTTTACGTTTCTTGAACCACAAGAGGTAAGGAAAAGAAATAGTAAAGCAATCGTTACTTCAAGAATTAGAATTTTAGTTGATTTTGTCATTTTTTTATTAAAATGTAAGTACCGTTAATTTTTACCCAAGTTCGATTGTATTTGTCTGTCATAATATTATAGTTATTTTTCGTGTTTCACATCCCATTTTATGCACTCCATCTGTTTGATGGCATTTTGGGCAGTAATTACTTTGTACGCACTTTGGATATTCACAATCTTTTAAATTACACATTTCGCCTTCCCGTTTAACTCCATTTAATTTACACTTATTAGAATTATTATTATTAGGCCAAAAATGACTACAACTTGTTTCGTCATCTTCGGGAGAAAAATCAGCATAAGATTGCATAAACTTGCTAGGTGTAGCAGTAAACCTATAACAGTAGTCTTTCGATGGGCATTGCTGGTTGTTGCATTTTGAAATATCAGCCATTTTATTTTAATTTTACATTAATTATCTTTCTATAAACTTCGTTAACACTTTCACGATTTTGCCCTCTGTCATAATAAAAGTTCATTATCTTTTTAATTCTATATTCGGGTGTATGTTTTTTCATCTTTCAATGTTTTCTAATTCTTTATTTCTTAAATATTCAATTTCCCTTTGTAGGTAATCTTGCGCTTTTTCTAAATCTTTTAAATGCGTTCCTTTTTTTCTTGCTCTAGTGATGTACTTGATTATATTTCCCTCGTTAAAATTCAAATCATTGTCTTTAACAAATTGTATTACATCGTAATTTTGTGGATAGTGTAGTGGTATCATAGTTTTGTTTTCGTGTATTGTTTTGTAGTGTTCCATTAGAATATATGAGTAATTCGGGCGATTTGCCCGTTATCTTTGCAATGTAAAAAACCCTCAACTGCTTTAGGACTATGCTGGTAACCATTACGATGATGCCAACTGTCAGTACCACTAGGGCTTCTTAAACTTTCAACTGTTATTCCAATATAATCTTTACTTGTTTTATGATGTACGTGATGCGTATAAATATATCGATGTTTTGTTTTACTCCATTCGTTAGGATATTCAACTGCCATTAGCAAAGGTAAATCAATTTGCTTTGCACCATCGCCATGAGTAGTACCTATTAAATTATTATGATATTGAAAAGCCTTTCTGTGTGCTATACTACAATCAAAAGTTATATTCTCACAACTTTTAAAATAAGTTTCAATAACTTGTGCTAAAAAGAAACCGTTTGTATAATCGTGATTACTAGGGTTAAAAGTAAAATGAACATCTGCAACCGTTAATAGTAATTCTAAAACATCAACATAAAGTTGTTTAGCTATTAAAAAATTACTATGCCACATTCCATCAGTATCTTGCGGAGTTCCACTTGTAGTTGTTCTTTGTGGATTATCAATGTGTAAAATATCGTTACCACCTATAAAAAGTATCTTATCAATATGAAACGATGAAACTTTATTTAAAATGCCTCTAACACCACTTAAAACTCTTTGTACTGCTATTTGGTTGTTATAACTTTCTCCACTTTCAAAAGCAGAGCATAATTTACCTATGTGAATGTCTGCTGGGTCAATAACTAATAAGTAACTATCTGTATTTACAATGCGTTCCAATTTTGGGAACTTTGGAATATAATCTTGTAAATCTTGAATTAAATTATCTCTTAAAGTTGAAAGTAAAACTTCGTCTTGTTTTACAAATAATGGATTTGTAACTCTTATACTTTCGTTTTTAGATTTTAACCATAACATTGGGGTTGTTGATGGGTCTACTCCTAAATTTTGACAAGCGTCAATAACACCTTGATTATCTTCTTGTAATTGTATTCTATTTCTGTTTCTTAAAACGTATCTTGAAAGTTCTTCGGCATTAAAAGCATTAATACTAATGTTGTTTTTTTCAAGAACTAATTTTGCAATTTTTGTATTGTTTGTTTCGTTGCTATTATTTAAAAAATACTTAATGTCATTGTCGTAAATTCGCCATTGTGAAGCCATAAATATTTAGTTTGGTTTATCAAATGTATGCAATTACTAATGTAATATAATACTTTAATTTACTATTTATAATTATTATGAATTATAAAGTAGTAAAATACAACGCACTTTCTTTAATTCTTCTGTTAGTTAATCCTTTATTTGGAACTTTATTAACCTTATTCCATTTCAAAAATTCCTTTGCTATCATAGCATCGTTAGGGTTGAAATTTACCTTTTTCAAAAGAGTAGAAGAAGCAAATGCTCCGCTTCCTATATTATAACATAGAGATACCAATGAATTAAATTGATTTTGCGTTACTGGTTTATGAACTAAATTATCAACTTTAAAAGCATAACGGTCAGCACTTATTTTTAGTAAATCTTCTGCACGTTTTTTAGTTATTACAGGGTCTGACATTTGTACTTTAACGTTATTTTCGTAGTAAGTATTTCCGTAACCTATGGTGCTAATATTTGCTTGACATTTATACGGTTTTAAACTCAATCCTTCAAAACTTTTAATTAAATCGTAACCTTTTTGATTTAGTTTCATTTATTAGCCTTTTTATATGTTTCAAACTGTTTTTTTAACGCTTCATGGTCTTTCTCTAAAGTAACATATTTAATTTCTAAACCGCTAAATTTGTTTTTCCAATGTTGTGAAGATTCAACCTCTTTTGCTAATTGTAAATGTATTTCATTGAACTGTCTTTGTAAATCAATATTTGAATTTTTAACCGTTATTAACTCCGCTAACACTTCTGACATACGGTCTTTATAGTGTGATAAAAATTCATCATAAACACTTTGCATTGTAGCTACTGCATCTGCACTAGCTTTTTTAATCTCAACTCCTTTTGCTTGTTTACCACCTAAAAACCACATTATTGGAGCTGAAAGAAAACCCATTAATGTCAACCAATTATCTAGTAAAAAATTCATATTTATTTATTATATTTTGTGAAAAAACACATTGTAAAATTCTCTTT